GAATTGGACGAACCAACTGTCCATCGCTGTTATAAGTGAAGCCGACAACGATTTGAGTTAACGGAAGTGCTGCAGCAAAAGCAGCCGTGAACAATCCCCGGCCCGGTCCCCATGAGATACCGTCCCCATAAGGAACAGTGATTGAGCCGTTCGAAACCGTGTAATCGGAATAAGCGTTCGCGGTCCAGAACGTCGAGGATGATGACGGCGTGTTGTTCTTGTTGTTGTTCGACTGAGAAACGTAAATCGTTCCGCCATAATTAACGACAACACCTTGAGCATACGTCGTCGTTCCCTGATAGGTCTGTACGGGACCCCAATCACCCAGGTCAAGCCCGCCAGCAAATACCTGCACGGTCTTTCCATTGAGATGCCACAGACCATTGATGGTCAAACCACCATAAGGGAAACCAACCGAAGCCGCGCTCGTTGTCGAAGTAGAAGTCGGATTAACCGCATCGTCGAGGAACCATGTCTCCTGAAGCGTGCTCAGTTCGGTCATGGAATCTGTCAAGACTTCAACATGCCGGATATTCGTTGTCGGGTCGTTCGTCACCATCGTGAGCGCGTCTAGGTTTCCATCCACCGAAGGACCGGCGCAGATGCTTTCAACCAGACGACCCGAACCTGGCTGTTGACGGTGGAACGCTGCATAGGTTGGTCCCTGTGCAGTCATCAAGGTATCGCGCTTGTAGGTTGCTCCAAACCATGAGCCGTCGTTACAGCGTCCCCATGCCAGAGGCGTAGTCGAATTCGTATAAGCAATCTCGGCAATGCCTGCCGTGACCATGTGTTCGGCTTTATCAACCAGATTCGGCCCGGTGAACTTTCCAGAGAAAACATCGGCAAAGAATTCAATCAGCTTGCGAGCGTATCGCTGCACAAACAGAAGGGTATGTTCGGTCTTGATTGGCCTGATATTCGCGGACCCTATTCTCGTTCCACGACGTGATGTAATATTGTCAGGAGCGATTGAACCTGAGGTCGGGGCAAGGACTAGATATTCCGCGGCCTGTGTCCCCATCAAAATGCCCTGCAGGTCAGGCTGGGCCCAGAAGATAGGATTTGAGCTTTCGTCGTTCAGGGTTTCGGAAATCCCGGCGCTTGCAGCGACAACCCCGAATTGATCGGTCGGGGCGAAGTTGACCTCGCTCGATCCCGGTACAATTCCATTCGAGGTCGAGGCGTCGAAATGATTGGAAAGAGCGCCTACAAGCCAGAGGCGGCCGTCATCATAACATCCATCCGTAGGGAAGCCTGTGGTGTTGCTATACGTTCCAAGCCGCCATGTGATGACGGGATTGGTATAGAGCAACGGAGGCCCGAGGATTTCAATATCCACACCTGAGGATGTTCCTGTCCCCGGTGGATTGAAGAACGACAACTGCCCGATGATATTGGTCAGCGTCAGTTGAGATGCAGATCCCCCAGCAAATATATAAGTCGCGGTCGTGATCTGCTCGACCCAGACATAATCCCATGTATCGGTTTGATCGGTAGAGACGAGAGTTACTGCGGTTCCGGCCGATACCGAACCTGAAGTCGCGAGCAGCGTTCCGTTGGAGGAAGATGACGGTGCAGAATTACTACCACGAAGATTAAACACAGCCGTGATCGGCCCGAACATTTCATTGCCGTAGACTGTGCCTGCTACAGTTGCGGTGGGATGTGATAATCCCTGATCGCTTGAGGGATAGACCGTGGCCTGCTGAATGATTTGTGCGCCCGGAGAAGTGTAGTTCTTGCCGACAAAAGAAGTTGTGACGATCTGCGTTCCCGCCGGATATCCTGGGCCCGGAAGCGAAAGCGTTGTCGTCAGTTCGGCACTTGAAGCGGCGGGCTGAGAAAATGCTCCATTGAACGGAGAAGAAATACCTCCTCCTCCAGTCATGTTTCCGATGCTTGAACCCGACGTTCGGCTGATGATATTGGTGAGTGAAGTGATCTTCCCCCATGTCCAGACAGCCGCGCCTTGCGTGGTCATCAAGGTCCAGTTGGTGAGATCGCTGCCCGGAGCATTTCCGGTGTTGCTAGATTTCTGCGATTGCCAATACGTGGCTTCGCCGGGCTCACCACTTGGATTGTACGACACCACATTGCCAGCAGCGTAGGTCGAGCCGATCAGCCAAGGTGCTGGCTCGGAAAACAGCCTAACCAATCGGCCGATGTCCGTCCCGAGAAATCCCTGCCCGTTATTGATGGCAGCAGAAGTACTGACGGGCGCCCAAAAGGACGGACTTGAGACAGGCGTATTATCGACATTCTGATCGACAAGGGATTCATAGTTCACAGAGGACGAAGTAACGAACGAACTTTTGGCATAAGCCGTTGTTGAACTGTAAGCCGGAAATGCTAATGTGATTCCGACGATACCCGATGTAGCTCCCGGTGTGGCTTGAACGCCATTCGTAAATGGATCGAGATAGGGCCCGTCATTGAAAGTCGCGGGACTAATCGTAAATCCCGGGCTGACACCCGCAGAAGGAAGCGTCGTCGCAACCAGGGCCTGAGGAGGAACATTCGGGCACAGGAGAACATCGGTTGTTTCACACTGGACAGCCCTGATATTCTCCCATGTTCCGTTGATGTAGGGAGTTGTTCGTTCATGAACCTTTGCAACGGTTGCACCGGAGACAAGAGCACCCAGTGAAGCACCGTTGATGGATGCTCCAGTCAAAGCATCCGCGAGAGAGAAATGCTCGGTATCGATTTGGGTTGCTACGAACTGGCGGTTCTCAAGTAAAGGAGTAGACGCACCCGGAAATACCAGCGTGTCACCTGTGGCCCAAGTGGTAGCACTTGCTGTTTGAACGACTGCGGGATTGGCTGTAGAAACAGCAACCACAGCAACAGGCGCGCTGCTCATAACAAGCGATGTTCCGCTTCTAAAGCGAACATAACCATCAGTGAATTCAAGAGTGATTGGGGCGGCCTGTTCAAAGTCGAACTTGATGACCCGGCCCTTTGCTCCCCCTCTTGTATGACCTGCATAAGCTGTACCGGGCCTTCTCATCCAAGGGCCGATTTCACCCGGGAAGGCATTTAGGCACACCCGCATGGAGATGTGATAGTCTGGCTTGTCAAAACGACCCTGGGCGAATTGACTTATCTCGCCGCCAAGGAAGCTCGGGACTGCGTGTGAGGCGCCGGGCATTTTATAAACGTGCCGTGATGTAATCGTCGAGAGGCGGCTCAATAGCGCCTATTTCAATCGCGTTTACCTGTCTTGCCTCGCTCATGAAGCGCTGGTATTCGCTCGCCATGGTCTGCATCTTGGCTTCAGACTGCGTGAGCGTCGGGCCGATGGCCGTAGCTATTCGCGCTGCCAGTCCCTCGCAGAACATGTCATCGAAGGTCGCGACATCCACGGTATCAGCGACAAACCGAAGCAGGATGATGCTGTTTTCAGCGGAAGTGAGGTATCGTCCCTCGATATTCCAGTCGTCGTATTGGAGACCACTCGGGGCACCCAGCCATGACATGGAGCCGGCTTTAGGGTCCTGCGGGGCCTTCCTGAGAAAGCCCGCAGGGAGCCTGAATACATTCCGGGTGGTGTCCTGCCATGCAGGGCCCGTCCCGATCGGATAAATTATGTTTAGAGGAGTAACGGTGACGCCTGATGGGAAAGCCGCCCCACCGATCTGCCGCCAGTTCAGTGAACCGGTGCCGCTGACAAAAACCGTCGTCCATGGATTCAGAACACCGGTGTTTGTCCAGTGAACACCGCCATCAGTGACCGGGTCGTTTCCCAGATTGCCATTTCCGACTGAGGAATAGATATTCCCGTCAGACCCACCAACCTTGTTGCCCGCAGCGTAAGTAGTCCCTGAGGCCCATAGCGCAGGAGCTAGATCAGGCTCCTGATCGACATTCAGATCAATCAGGCTTTGATAAGCAACCCCTCCGGATATTGCCGTCCAGCTTCCGGTATTGGCTGGAGGAATGAGACCGGCACTTGATCCGCTCGCGATGTAAAGCGTACCGGAATAATTGACGATGTTGTTGATGGTATAGGCTGTTGCTACACTCCAGTCGGCCGCGGAGACATTGGTCGCATCGGATGCCGGAGGATTGGTGGAAAGCGGAAGCGGCGTCCAGTTTGCCCCGGTTGGAAGATTATTCAGGTTGCCTGAAGCAAGCGACACATAAGGGATGCCCTGATAGGTGACACCCGCCCCAAAACCGTAGGTAGTCCCTGAGCTCCAATTCGGAAAGAACGTTGCGATCTGGTTCTTGTAATAGGTGGCAGTCGAGGACCAGATCGTTGCAGAAGCCGGGTTGTCTGAATTACCCTCAATCAGAGAGACGAACACCGAATTGGTGCCGTCTCCGGGAGTGGTGTAAACAAGCTCTCCAGCGAAATAGGTGGTCTGACCTGTCGTGTCCCAGGCCGAAACCGTCATCGGCCCGAAATACTGCTCCCAATAGTTGGTCAGCAGAGGATCGTTGTTCAGGTTGTTCGGGATCTTTGACTGCCAGTTGTTCCCGTTTTCATCCTGAACGATCGAGCCGACAAAATAGGTCGTCAGGGGATTGTAGAGGGACGGCTGTAGAAGCAGCGTGTCGGTTGAATTCGTTGTACCAGTCTGAATGGCTCTAAGGGCGGCATGGCGAATGGCGAACTTCCATGTTGCACGCTGGAGTTCAGCTCTACGAAGCTTGTCGTAACAGAAGGCAATTTCGGTGGCACCACGGACGGACACGTCCGAAAACCCCAACACCGGGTCCATGCGGTTTGCGCCGCAATACTGCAGCGCCCGGTTGCCGATGTCGGTGTTTGCCTGAAAAGCCACCATGCCCGGAACCTACGGGCGGGCCACAGGCCAGCAACGCACCGCTAGGGTTGATGATTTCGGAGAGAGGGCCTAGGTTATATTTAACGCTTGGAGAAGCAGATGGCTCATAGCTGGGAAGTCGGAAGCGTTGGCCTTTTCCTCGGCCTCTCGATGCTTTGCTACGGATGGTACCTGCTATTTGCTGTTCTGATCGGGAGATCCGACAATAAGCGGAACGTCTTTTTGGGAACGCCGCTCTTTATTGTCGGGTTTTGCCTTGCCGTCTTGAGCTTCCAGCCCATTCTGGACGCGAGCACCCATTAATTCGCGGTGCTAGGGATGATTCAGGTAGCCATTATCACCAATCGCGCGAACCCTGAGATTTGCGGCAATGGTCGGGCCGCCTAGACTGGCCTCACTGAACGTCAATCGAGCGTCAGGTGCAGCTCCTACAACAGGGTTCATGCCGAA